CCAGTAGTGTTATTGATACTTGGAGTAGGTTTTTCAGTATGGATGTTAGGATTAAATGCTGATGCAGTCTTACAAGGTGTAATTTGTTGGGGTATATCAATAGGTATAAATCAAACTTACAAACAACTAAAGGAGGAAAATAAATAATGGTAGATATAATAAAGATGCTAACAAAGAAAAAGTGTTATCCAAATAAGAATAATGCAAAGTTTATAGTAATTCATGAGACAGATAACGAGGACAAGGGAGCAGATGCTAAGAGACATGCACAAGCATTAAATGCAGGTAACTTAGAAGCAAGTGTTCATTACTATGTAGATGATAAAGTAATATATCAAACACTATCTCATTCTGATGGAGCTTGGGCAGTTGGTAAAAGTTATGGAACTGCATTAGTTGCAGGAGTTACAAACTATAATAGTATAAACATAGAAATATGTGTAAATAAAGATGGAAATTATACAAAAGCAAGACAAAATGCAATAGACTTAACTAAAAAGTTAATGAAGGATTTAAATATAAGTGCAGATAAAGTAATTAGACACTATGACGCTAAGAAAAAATATTGTCCTCGTAAGATGCTTGATAGTCCGAAATTGTGGGTAGATTTTAAAGATAAGATAAAAAATAGTGGGGGAGTGAGTAAGATGTATAAACATACAATAGTTTATGAGGGAGAAGTTGACAAAGTTCTAGCACAAATAATTAGCTGGAACTACAAAGAAAATGAATGTAGAGTATGTGACATAAAAGACTATGTACCAGGTCAGACAGAAAATTTATATGTTGTAGGTGGAGGAGCATGTAATAAGATAGGGTCTATAACTAAAGAAAAATACACAATGATAAAGGGAAATGATAGATTTGATACACTTTATAAGGCGTTAGATTTTATTGATAGATAGATTATAAATTCATGTATGTTTTACATACATTTTATGTACAATTAGCCTATTATTAGGTAACTGTAAAAAGATATAATTACAAGTAGGTACTTCTTATTATATATCTTTTTTGTTTAACCATTTTGGGTAAGATTATTATAATTTCGAAATAGTAGAAGTACTCTATGAGAAACAAATGTAATAAAAAAGAGGAAGTCTCGCTAGCCCTGTTTTTATTGCAAAAAAATGTAAATATATGTACAATAAAATAGAACCTAAAAAAGACTCCCAAATCTAAAACAGGTTCTATTTAAAAAAGTATATTCGAGTTTATTAGACATATTTATTATACAACAACTTGTTAGAATATACAATAATAAGCCAGGAGCGAGAAAAATGGTGAAACAAGTAAGTAAAATCTTAGGAGAAATCGAAACGGGTACTACGGTACCATTAATCGGTATAATAGATAATGAGCAGGTTATTATTAAAACATTTCGTAATAGATGTGGTCATAAAATTTTGATAAACGAATTTGTATGTTTAGAACTTGCTAAAATATTAGAATTACCGATACCAGATGGTGGAATATGTATAATAAATAATGATACTGATATAGAACAACTTCTAGAATATGAGAAATGTCTAGATGATGTTGAAGGGATAGGGTTTTATAGTAAAAAAATAAATAAAGTATCTGAAGTTACAGATATTGAATATAAACATGCTAATAAAATTTATAATAAAAAAGATATAATAAAAGTTATTATTTTTGACCACTTTATACACAATAAAGATAGACATGATGGGAATATGCTGATTGGAATGACTAAAGGTAATAAAGGTAATGGTTTTAGTATAATAGATCATTCTCATGTATTTAATATGGATGTGACCAACGTAGAAGCATGGATAAAAATAAATGAGCAAAAGTATAATGAAACAGAGATTTTGAGAGAAAATGAAATTATTTATAAGAATTTTTATAGTGTTGTAGATATTAATTTAGAGGTTTTGACAGATGAAGCTAGAATTTTTAAGGATAGATTAGATGAAAATGTTATAAGTAATATTTTAAATAAAATACCTAAAGAGTGGATGAATAATATTAAAAAAGAAGACATATTGAACTATTTGTTGCATAGGTTGAATAGTATAGACGAAATATGCAAATTCATCATTGAAAATATAAATTGTACAGGAGGTGAGTGTAGTGAAAGTAGCTTTTTCAGTTTTAACATATAGACCATCATTTATTGCAGACGAAAAAATAAATGTGGGGATTTTATTTCATAATATAGAATATAAAGAAGTATATTTTGAAACAACTACTAACTGGACTCGCGTTAAAACCTTTGATGATGAAATTGATATAGACATTTTTAAAATGATTATAAATGGTATGAAATCACATGCACAAAGAAATCTTAAGGATATACATTTAGAAAATTATATAAAAAGATATAATAATGAGCTTAAGTTTGGAAAAGTTTTTTATAAAAATGTAGATTCGATAAAAGATTTTATATTAGAGACAAAGCAAATGTTTATGCCATATGATTTTGAAAAAGGCAATAGACCTACAGAACAAAGACAAATATCTTATATAAAAGGATTATTGAAAGATAGTGATATAAAATATAACACTAAAGCAATTAAAGGTAGTTTTAATGAAAATATAAATTACGATTATACAATTGGAAATTATGGTTTTAAACTTTTTGAATTTCAAAACAAAAAAGTAAGCAGACTTATTGCAACAGCTAAGCACTGGTCATACAATGCTAATGAAATTAGAGATATATATAAAACTATTTTTATATATGACTTGAAATTAGAAGATGAAATATTTAAAACTATATTAAAAATATTAAGTTCATCAGGTGCTCAAGTAATGTCTAAAGAAGACGTATTAGAATTTACAGTACAACTTAAAATGAAACAAAATAAAGTTGAACAGTTAAAATTAGAAATATAAAAGATAATTAAAAATAAGTTATGGATATTTATAAGGTATAAGGAGCATAAGATAACTCTTTATACCTTATTTATTTTATAGAAAGGTAATAATATGTTAATAAATGATAAAAGTTTTTATCCAAATAATATTTATCCAACAATAGACTTTCTCAAGATAAAAAGACAATTAAAATCAATATACAAGAATGATTTATCAGATTGTGGAAGCATATGTATAATAGAAAGAAAAGACTATTCCATAAGCATAAATAGCATAGGGGAGATAAATATATATTATGATTCAAGATATGAAAATAAGATACAGAATGTAGTTGATGAGATTGAACAGTTATTCAAGTCTCAAGTTAAAAATTTTAGTGTATCAAAATTTAAGCATTGATGATTAAGAAGGTAGCAACTAGAGTTAGTTGTTACCTTCTTTTTTTATACTTTCTTTCTTTAAGTTTTTTACTTTCCATATTATCTAATACTTGCAGCGAACTCATATAGAATTTTTGGTAGCTATTCGATTTTTGCTGAGCTTCACATATTAAACATAAATAAGTGCCAAAAAAAAGAAGTATTACACCACAAGCAGTAAAAAAATCTTTTATAATATTGCTAGTAAGTAGACTAAAGAAAATTGATATAAATGCAGCAATAACAGCAATTGCAAATGGAATTGATGGGTTATTTTTAGAATCTAAGATAGTTTTGATGCGTGTTTTTTCTGTTTTTATATTTTCTATTGAATCCATCTCTTTAAGAGAATTATAAAATCTGTAATTGCATTTATAATACTCTTCAGCTTCTTTTATATCTGGTTTTTCTTCTTCTTGAATAATATTCAACTGCTCTATAGGGCTTTTTTTGTTGAATTTAATAATATCAAATATATCATTTAGAAACATATTTTATACCTCCATAAATTAATGTCTATGATACTTTATTTATAGCATATTTAAGAACTTATATCAGCAATTTGTCGAACGATTTTAGATGAAAATAGAGCAATGCTACAGGAAAAAATTCACAGAGATTTATTCTGATGATTTATGGTTAACAATGGATAGAACTAGAGTGTTCGCAAAAGATAAATTATAGCTTTAAATCTTTATTTAAACAAGTATGTGGATAAGAAAAACTTATATAAATGCATTTATTAAAATTATAAAAAACATGTTTCTAGAAAAAAACATATTTTTTGACTATTTATACGTTTTTAATGACCAGTTAGACAACAAGTATTGAATATTTAGAAAATTTAATCTATTATATAAATAAATATATATATATATAATTATTTATATTAAAAATAAAATTAAGAGGTGATTTTATGAATTTAGATTTTCACTATTATGGTACATATTTAGCAGCTAAAATAGCTGGCTATAATGATTTGGATTCAAATACAATTGCTTATGCTGCTCAATATGTTGATGAATCAACTAAAAGTATGATTCTTGATGATGTAAATTTTACTCTTCCTACAGTACAGACAACTTCAGAATTTGAAAAATATTATGCAGATTTTACTTCATGGGGTTACAAATGGAGTCTTACTAGCTTAAATGAGATAAAGAATGTATGGATACCATTTCATTTTTTACCTGGAAATTTAAATAATCGATTTAACTATAGTGGCGTCAAAGAAAGTAAAGGTCTTACAGTAAACTGGAAGTTTAAAGATGGAGATGAACAGAAATTTAGATTGATGTGTTTGCCAAATAGTGAAACTGTGTCTGCTATTATAAATGACCTAATCTATTTTCATAATACTGAAGAATATAAGTTACAGTTTATTGGTATGAGAATGCATGTACTTGCAGATACATGGGCACATATGTATTTTATTGGTAAGCCAGAATGGTATATTAATGATGTTAAAGAATTTATTGCTGAAGAGAGCAAATACATAGAAGAAACTAAATGGACTAAAGCAGAAGAGTATCGTAATAATGGATGGCATTCTATTAATTTCACAGGAACTCCTGCTGTTGGTGGATATGAAGGAATTGCATATCTTGGTCATGGAAGAATGGGTCATATACCAGATTACGGATATCTTAATTACAGATATGTTCCAAATTGGAGTTGTATTGATGATAAAGTAAAAATAGAAAAAAATAATCAAGATGGTTTCTTTAAGGCATTTTGTCAAATGGTATATGCACTAAAATGTATTAAAAATAGAACTGAATTTAGTATAAATCAATATGACAAATTAACATCTCAACAGGAAACAGAAGTTAAGAAAGTAATAGCAACTAGAAAAGATGACCAATCAGATGCATGGAAAAAAGCTATTCAAGTTTTAGGATATAGTTCTTTAGATAAATTCGATAAAAATAAATGGAAAAATGAATTTGAAAAATCTTCTAATAAAGAAAAGACAGATTATTACTATTTTAATTTGGTTGCAAAAAAACATGTAGACTATGTAACTAACTTTTTAGAGGAGAAAAGATTACCTTTAGAAGAAATGTGTAGTAAATATTGTGAATTCAAAACTTTTGATGATACCCAATTTGCTAAAAATAAAAATAGAGTAACAAAAATTATACTTAGAGGAGCTTATATAGTTGATTCTATACAATTTGTATATGATGGGTATAAAGCGCCAGTACATGGGGAAGCATTAGGAGGAAATGAAGTGTCTATGGATTTAGATGCTGATGACTACATAGTTAAGATAAGCGGGTCTGTAGGATTATATGAAGGAGGGGAGCCATATCCTAACTCGCCAACTAGAACAATAGGAAAAATAACTTTTTTAACTAAAAAAGGAAAAACAATAACAGTAGGGCGTGAAACTATGTTTAAATCATATGGAAATTTCACTTTAGAACCACCTACAGGAAAACAAATTTTCGCACTTCAAGGTTCATATTTAATACGTAAATTAAGAGCAGAGACTAACAAACGATATTTAGATTGTGTAGGAATTGCAAGTGTAAAAGATTGTTCAGTAGTTACAAGTACGAAATAACTACATATTAGATAGCTAATGTTATAATATATTTAAGAAAATAGCACAATATTTTATGTTTATATTTACATTAAAAGCACTCTTTTTATAGGAGTGCTTATTTTTTGAAATACATTAAATGTATAAAAACTATCAATAACCTTACTCAACATATCTTAGAAACGATTTAAATAGGTCTTTTTCATAGAGTAAATTATATGATATAATAAAAAAAGTAAAGATGAACATCCAATCCATCTTTACTAAGTTAATCATATTAAAGAGAGCATTTTCTGTCGTAAGGGATGCTCTTTTTACTTTTCCAAACAACTTTGTTTTTTTCATCTGTAATTATCAAATCAATCTCATTATCTTTCAATATTTCTGTTGCAGTACAAATGAGATTATCTAAGCCAAAACTTCGAGTTATCTCCAGTTGCTTGTTATTTACTACTCTTTTTAGTATATAAGTATTGAAACACATTTATATCACTCCTTAAGCACTAAGACATTCTTGTAAGCATTCTTCTGCTTCTTCTAATGTAGAAAATTCATCAACGTATTGGTCGAAGTTTCTAATATATTCAGTTTTATATTTAGTGCTATTCATTTCTATAAAAGCAATAGTTTTACCATTATCGTAGTAGCGACTTATTACGAAATATTTTTCAATATTAGATATATTTTCTTTATCTTCTATAACTAAGTCTTTAGCACTAAAATTAGGTGCCATGCTATAATTTCCTATTCTTATGTATTCACAATCATTATTAAATCTAATTTTAGCACGTCTAACAGTATCATCTTCTTTATAAGTTATAGTTTTATCAGTTCTTTTAATAACCTCTATAGTGAACACACAGTCATGGTCACATACACTTCTTGTTGTATAAGTTTTGCCAATTTCAAATTTTATCATCTTAAATACCTCCAATAATTATTTTGTTAAGTATATTGTACACTATAAAGTGTCGTTTGTAAATATAAAAATGAAATTATTTAGTTTTCTTTGTAAAATAAAAATGGATAAAAGAAACTATATAGTGTATAATTGTATATAGAAAAGTGAGGTGTTTGGTATGTCAATTTCATTCGGAGAAAAGATAAAAATAATATTAAAAAGAAAAAATATAACTATAGGTGAGTTAGCCGAAAAAACAGGACAAACAAGACAAAATCTTTCAAATAAATTTTCAAGAGACAATTTTTCAGAAAAAGAAATTAGGGAATTTGCAAACGTGCTTGATTGTGAATTTGATTTTTATTTTACAACTAAAGATACAAATGAAAGAATATAATAGGAGGAAATTATTATATGAAAGTAACTTTGCATACAGGAGAACTTAATTTTTTTAAAGAACATGAGGTTGCAAAAAATTATATAGGAGATTTATTCTATCTTATAGAAGAATATAAGTTCTCAATGGAAACAGTATCTATTTTAACCAATATAGACATAAAGAAGTTAAATGAATTTTATATAGGAAAAGGAACTCTACACTATGATGAGTTAGTACTTATAAATAGTGTTATTATAATGCCTTTTGTAGATACATTTAAAACTGCTAAACATAACTATGAAATGATAATTAAAAGCAGCAAAAAAGACATAGAATAGATATTTGATAATTGTAAAATTATGTTATAATTAAAATGCAAGAATATATCTTGTAGAACTACAATCTAAGAGTGGAGCTTCATTTTCTATTCCATCCCTTAAAAGGAAGGAGGTGGATAAATGAACGAATTTTTACTTGGAGTGTTAGCTAGTTTAACAGCTAGCTTTGTTACATATATTGTTTCCAAAAAAGTAAAAAGCCACTCTGAGCAAGAGAGTGACTTAGAGCTTGATGTAAAAATCAAGTTCAATAAAAAACGACATTAATATTTAGTTAATGAAACTTCACTCTATGCTAATAGATTGTAGTTTCTTTTTTGTTTTTGATACGATTTTACATCTTTATTATATCGCATTTTAACAAAAAATAAAACTGTGAATACTAGAAATATATTTTATTTTATCTCTAAGTATATATATTATTGCCCACCTAAAAAACTTTCATAAAATCAAAAGAGTATATGTTTTTGATAACTTACCAATATAACTTATAATTCATTTTACAAGTCTTATTTAATAAATATTTATGTCACTAAATTCCTTTAGTTTTACCAATTTAGTATTATTCTACAATTAAAACAATACAATACAACTAGTTATTATTCAACATATGTGTTTGAAAATTGAATAAATTTGTAGATATGAATAATATTTTTTATATATAAAAACAAACTAAAATAGTAGAATATATGGTAAATTTTACCTGTAGTTTTTGAGTTAAAAAGCTCCTATTATTAGTTTAAGTTAGACTGAATGAGGGAGCGACATAAGATGAAAGAAGAAATGTTAGTAGAAAAATTAT